GAGCGGTTCCACTCAAGCAGGGTCTTCTCGTCCTTAGGAGAACCCGGAGGTACTTCCATGAACGCCCTGTACAACAGGTCTGCCTTTGTGTGTGTGTCTTCGAGCATTTGTCTTTCGTCGTCAGTCATGGCGACAGTTGCTCCTGTTGTATTAATGAGTGTTACGCAGTGAAGCGAGTGTTAGATAGAGACGCCCCACTTAAGGGACGCCTATAGGGTTATGCTGAGAAGTGAGCCTGAAGCGTCTCGACCGCAGTGTTCATTGCAGAGATCTCAGCAGGTGTGAGCTGTGCGTCTGCCGCGAAGAAGCCTGCGATTGTGGCATCCGAGTAGGAGCCTGCAGTATTACCCAAGACCATCTGAGTGTTGTCAGTCAGCAGGGATGCATCTGCCTCACTATCAAGCTCCGTGCCATCGTAGTCGTAGATCTTGACGGAGTTAGCCCCCTCACGCTGTCCCACACGGAGACCCACATGAGCGGTAGACACACCAGTAGCGGTCGTGTTGCTACTCTGAGCGACCTTGACACGTGCAGCACCAGCCGAGGTCATACGCATAAAGAAGTGGTCATCAGGGATACTATTGAGTTCCCCTTGAGTTCCTGAAGCGTACGAGTTGTACCACAGACCAAACGCACAGTCGTCCTGAGGTAGGTCTGTGGACGGGTTCACCTGCAGGTCCATACCGCCGTTAGCCGAAGTCTGCCCTTGCCAGCCCACACCACCTGAACTCCACGTCCACGCGTTCAGCGGATCAGCAGAGGCATCAACCATGCTCACGGATTGCCCGACGAGGTCTAGGCTGGAAGCCACAGCATCGCCCATGCTCGCGTACATACGGAACATCTTAGGCCACCATGTGCTTGCCTTAGCGGTCACATAGAAGGCGTCCAGAGCTGCTGCATCAGCACCTGAGATCGTACCGCCACCATTGGTCGCGACCTGTGCGATGAACGCGTCAGTCTCAGCTTCATAGGAGGCTGCACCAGAGGCTGTAGTGACCGTCCATGTGTCAGTGACACCTTGGATATCGATCAGTACATTGGTAGCTGTTGAGGCATTACCGGAGCTTGTGACCCGGAACTGGATCTTCTGGTACTTGTCCACGTATCCTGCATTGGTCCAGTCGAGGACGAGTTCATCGCCTTTGAGGCTGTTAAGCGTGCGGAACTCAGCTCCAGCAGGAAGGTCAACATAGACCTGTCGTTCGATCAAGGTCAGGGAGATAGCATCAGACAGGATCACTGTACCGGTCGTGACGTCAGTCAGGTCAGGTACAGTGAACGGCCCAGGCGAGCGTCTGTAAGGGCTACCATAGTTCGCATTGTAGGTGCCGTTGAAGGCGTGCCAACAGCGGAGACCTTTGCCCTCGGTCCATGGTTCCACAGGGTGGATGCTGTTGAAGTTGCTTTCGATGAAGTCAGTGTCAACCACATAGCCATTGCCATCAGCAAGGATGCCAGCAGAGACCGCCTCACGCACTTGCCATGCGCGTAGGAAACCTGCAGAGTTGTCCGTGACCGAGGCACCTTCATAGCCGAGGGGACGGATGCGCTCTGCAACGAAGTAGCCAGTAGAGATGCGGGACCGGAACTCACTGAGGAAGTACGGCCAGTTGGTAGCATAAGCTGCTGCCATGGTATCGTCATTCGCGTCAGCTTCACCTTGGTTCCACAGGACCACTTCATCGTTGATCGTGTCAGTGATCTGCGTACGTGCCTCTACGACCTTAGCTTCGAGGTGTTCGAAGTTGTCGTTGGAGGTGTCAGGATACCATTGCACTGCAAGGTTCTGACCGTTCTGGCTCTCCTTGACGATGTAGACAGGTCGATCATCTCCAGCCTGTCGCATCTGGTAGATGAACTCAGCTTCGGAACCCCAGGCTGTACCTGAGTTGTCAGGGTCAGCATTGGTCGCAGCATCATAGGCCACAAAGGAGCCTGCAGTGATCTCAGCGAAGGTGTTCGCGCCAGACCCTTTGACGAAGATGTAGACATCGCCAAGAGATCCGTCAGTGTACTTCGTCGGAGGTGTCGCAGAGCTGTTACCAGCAACGCGGCTGTTGGACTGGCCAGCGACCATCAACAGCATGACATTGGTCACACCGACAGGAGCTTCCACAGTAACGCTGAAGCCGCTCTGGGCAACGCCACCGCTGTTCACATAGGTCACGACGACCGATGCGTTATCACGAGCTGTGACTGTAGGAAGACTGACGACGCCTGATGTGCTGATTGTAGCGCCTGCACCTGCGACTGACCACGACCCGCCGACAGCGTTCGTGAAGTCACCAGAGACGTCCACAGTCTGGACACCAGTGTTCTGGTCATAGGTGACGTCTGCAAGTCCACCTGTAGCGCTAGGCGCTGGGTAGAGAACTGCGGAGGCACCTGTGGCCGATGTATTTGTTGTGCCGTTTGCATTGGTGGCAGAGACTACGCAGCTAATGACCGTGTCTAGGTCGGTCGCTGTGGTTGTGTAGGTCGGGCTGGTTGCGCCGGAGATGGCCACACCGTCTCGATACCATTGGTATGCAAAGCTGGAGGGAGAGTTGGTCCAGGTGCCTGTAGAGACACTCAACAGCTCCCCCTCTTCGAAGACCCCAGTGATAGCTGGAGAAGTCACTCGTTTGGGCCGACCGTCATCGACGATCTCAGCAGCCATTGTATCCCAGACAGAGCCTGCGAACAACGCTAGGGCGGCTGTACCGCCAAACATGAGGGAGCGCATGGTCTTATGCGTAGCTCACGGAGACGAGGCCGTAGCCTGACGGACAATAAGCCCACAAGCGGGTTGGGCCAGCAGCGCCGGGAAACATGTCAGCAAGGGTCGCTGTGTGTGTGTGGTAAGGGCCAAACTTGAGGCTACCACTGGCGTCTGTAGGCTGAGTCGAGCCACCCGCGAGGATAAAGACAGGGTTGGACCCAGAGTTTTGGATACGGACCACATCACTGATCGTCTCGTTGTTCGATAGCTCTGCCCACGTGCCGGGGTTCACTGTCACGGTTGCATTACGTGCCATTGGTTGGATATTCCTTGATGATGCTTTTAGGGAGAGGGCAGTGAGTAGCCCCAGTGTTGACCCGCACCGGGGAACGGGAGATACTAAACACCTCCCTTCTGGTGTTGATGATTAGATGTCCTAAGGTCTACTTAAGTAAGACTATAGGAGGGAGATCCCCACTTCGTGGTGGTGGTCTCTCTACTATAGTATAATCATAAGATTAGAACTCATAAGGAGGGGGTTTAGACAGATCCACAGATGCCCCCCTTACCCCCCACAGATGCCACTTAAGTAGCTGTTTTGTAAGGATAAGGGAGGCAGCGGCTCTGTCCAAATCTGCGTCTGCAGCTTTAGCCTAGAGTGCCACTAGAGAGGCCCCCAGATGTTTGTATTATCTGGATGGTGGAACTTAATTGTCAGGCCTTCATCATGGCAGCTTTTCTTGCTGTCTCGATGTCAGCTCCGAGGGCCAGAGCGTCAAGGCTCAAGCCCATTCCTCCGGTCCAATCTTCCAGCTCCATGGCTAGAACTTCAAGCTCACGCTCAGCCATCTTGGCCTCTTCGTCTTGACCCATCTGCTCGACCCAGTAGGCCACAGCGATAGCGAGAGCGTCGATCCTGTCGTCATGCGCCAGCGCCCCACGGTCCTTGGTGATCCGCGAGATCTGGTACATGAGCTGCCTCTTGAGTGCCTGCTCGACCGGGTAGTTCTTGGTGCTCGCCACATCAGCTTCAATCACAGACTGACAGAAGATCAGCCGGTGCTGGTTGAAGACAGGCTCCAGAGTATCCACGATGCGGACCTCCTTCTGCTTGTTGTGACGCACTTCCTCAAGTGTGCAGGTGTACCCCGTCTTCTTGAGGTGAGGTGCGAACAGCCGGTTGAACATGCCGTCACCGAAGTTGGCTTCGATGATGATCCTGTTGACCTTCTGCTCTTTGGCCACCTTAGCCAGAGACGCCATGACGTCGTCCTCGTAGCCTCCTTGGAAGCCTCCTGTGGCAGTCACAAAGAGATACCCGTTGAGCATCTTAACGACAGCATAGGTCGTCTCGTCCTTACCGCGACCGGCAGGGTCTATGGACATGACTGAGCCTGTGTAGTCGATCCAGTCGCCTAGGATAGCTGCAGGGCGGTAATAGCGGTCGCCATTCATGCCCACACAATGGAGATCCTTAAGGACGTACTGAGGGTCAGCCGACCAGATCATCCGCTCAGGTGCCTTCTCAGGGTTCAGCCCCGTGACGAGGAGGTCAGACAGCTTGAGAGGATACTTGTCCCTATCCGACAGTGTGGTGTCCAGCATGAACTGCAGGGCAAAGCCTGAACGCCCATAGGACGCCTCACGCTCCATCAGGTCTTGGTCGTCAAACCGGATGGGGTCTGTAGGATCCCCTTCGATCAGCACCCCGTCATCCACCTTCTTGATGATCTTAGGAGCAATCCTTGATCCGTAGGGTGTCGCGAGTTGGGCTTTAGAAGGTACACGTGCAGGCCAGATGCGGACATCATAGCCACGTCCCGGAAGCTCGTTGTAGAGGCTCTCCTCAGTCTGAGGTGTGCCGAGGTATTTGACACTTCCACCGGGCTTCAGAACAGCATCGAACTCTTTCACACGCTCTGCCAGCTTATCACGCATGGCCTGTGTCTCAGAGTTGTTAGGGACCTCAGCGTCATCCGAGATAATCTCATCAGCGCGAGAGCCTGTGAGCTGCCCGAAGATACCCACAGACTTCACTGAGGGGCTGTGGTCGGGACGGCTCGGGCCTACGTCGAAGGCGATGTTGGAGTTACGCTGGTCCTTGTTAGGGATCAGGTGCTGTAGGATTGGAAGCTCGAAGATGAGCCTTTTGGTGAAGGTCGAGAACTGGTCAGCGCGGTCCTTTGAGGCTGATACAACCATGATCTTGAGTTGCGCATTCCTCAGCAAGCGCCAGCAGACGTATGCAGAGGTGATCCAGCTTTTACCTACGCCTCGGAAGGCTTCGATGATCAGACGTCTGGGACCACCTTGTAGGTAATTGGCAATATCATATTGGACCCAAGTCGGGTCGGGCAGCATAAGGTGTCGCCATACGATCACTAGGAAGTAACGGAAGTCTTCGTAGATCTTCCACTGCTTCGCAGGCTTCTCCTTCTGCCACCAAGTCTTGTCGTCTTGGAGTTTACTCATGTGTCCTCACCGGCACGCTGTGAGGGGGGCTGCAGTACGATCCAAAGAAAAAGCGACTACCACTAGGGTAGCCGCCAGTCGAACTCCAGCGCCCTCTACAGGGCCTCTCAGGGGTTAGTCGTCGAAGTGGTCAGGAAGGTCATCCGCCAGATCCCGCATAGCAGGGTCTTTGGTTCCATCAGCGTTGATCCCGTTGTCCTTGAGGAACTGACGGATAACGCTCATGTCGGCGGAGGAGACTGCCTCAGGGTTGGCCAGACGTGCCTTCATGACCTTGGCGAGTTCTCCATGGAGTTCTGCCATTGCGTCTTCTGTTGCAGCAGACATTTAGTGTCCTTTCGATGGGTCACGCTCTGCTCGCACCGCGACCGCAGGGATCGTGATGTTCACAGCGCTTGCTGTTTTGGAATGGGCGGATACTTCGAAGCCGAGGGTAGCCCCCGGATCGACTGCCTTGTCCGACGCGGAGTCTGGGCCTGTGTCGAGCTGATCGCCGTTAGCGTCCATAGGACCGTCCAGCTCCCACTCTTCACCGTCCACATCAGGGCCGACATAGACATTCACGAACTCACCACCGATACGGAACTGAGCCTGACCATTACGTTTGATCATGGTCATCATTGTCGGAGCATCGTCCGACCCTGAGAAAGCAATGCCAGTGTCGATAGCTGTGGGCGTGCCACTGTCGTTACGAGCGACCACATGGATCGTCGCACCTGTCGCGAAGCGGGTGTAGCAGAATCCTGCGAAGTTTGCTGCAGTGGCCGTGATGGCCCCCGACGCAGTGATCTCACAAGGCATAGTGTCCTGATCGGCAGCGTCAGAGAAACCCACGAACCAGCTCACAACGGAACTGTCTGCATGGATCTTACCAGCGCCCGCCAGAGCACCGTTCCAGTCCGTGCTGATGCCATCTGTCGGAGTGTAGATATTGGCTGTAGCCACCTTCACACCTGCAGTCATGTCCTCAGCACCACTTGCGGGGATCGCTGCAGTCAGACCAGGAACGGCTGTCACACCTGTACCGAGGTATTCCCTCAGGAGGTGCTTAGGCGCTTCGAGGTCAAAGTAGCCACCACGCGAGCTGTTCATGAAGGAGATCGGAGAGAACGTGCTCAGGTTGAGGTCTTCAACGCGAGGCAGCGGATGCTCCGACCACACGATACGCCGGTCGATCTGCTCACCGAAGTGAGGCTCCAGACGTCCAATCTCACACTCACCAGAGATCTTCACACCTGTGCCGAACTCTTGCATGAACGCGCTGACGTTGACGTTAGTGCCGCCTTCGATCTCGATAGCAGTGACGTTCTTCCAGCCCGACTGAGGACCGCTCAGGTAGCCACTGATGTAGACATCTTCAGGCGTGTTTGCGCTGTCTTCGATGCGGATCAGAGGCTTGGTGATCAGGCTCCCGGTATCCTGAGGACGACCTTGAGTGTTGATCTCCACGAACTTACCACGCCGGATGATGTATGCCTCGTCGTAGTTCTCCTCAATATGTTGATCGAGGATACGGGCATTTGTCAGTCCAGAGCCACCCATGATCGGGTGATCGCCGAGGTCAGCTCCCACTTGGTTGTGGACCGTACGACCAGAGATGATCGTCGGGTTGGAACACTGAGACAGCGTGTAACCTGTCAGGCCGAGACCTGCGTCGTTCTTCACGAAGTCCTGTCCGTTCTGGAAGTTACAGGCCGTGACCAGCATGTGGTTGCAGTACAAGAACTCGACCAGAGCATACAGCTCAGGATAAGCCTCAGGCAGTGTGTCAACACCACCAGCGTTCACACCGTTGGCCACCGTCTGGTTATCGTCCCAGACGTTCAACAGGTTGCGCCCCCAGTTTGCTGTAGCCAGCGCCGAGCGGAAGTTACTGTCCCGCAGCTCAGGTTCGAACTTACAGCTATCCACCCGAAGAGTGCCTTCGATGTTGTGGAAGCGGACTGCGCCTTCGATGTCCAAGTCCCGCAGGATCGCCTGTGAGGTAGCCCCAGAGTTGGGTGCCCAGCGGAGGTCCGAACCGTCACCCGCAACCGACACGTCCTTGTACATCTTACCGAAGGTCAGGAAGACATTGGACAGGCGGAAGTAAGTACGGAAGGCAGACCGCCAAGAGAACCGAGAGCCAGCCGCGTAGCTGTCATAGGTCCCTGTAGTGTTCACCCAGATCGGCGCACCACCACAGTCCACGTTGCTGTCGAATACCAAGGTGGACCGCTCATTAGTGGTCACCGTAATGGCGTCCTGCAGCTTCTGTGACTGGTCCAGAGAGCGGCTGTCGACGATGCCCAGCTCAGAGGTGAGGATGTCACGACCGACCATAGCCTTGAACCGGCCACCCCCAGCAGGAGCGAACAGAGAGACGTTGTCGGCGGTGTCAGTGTTGTTGCTGTCGAACAGGAATGCAGCACCTTTGCGGTCGCCGTCGATGAACACAGTGTCGCCGTCATCCCAGCCGAGGTTTTCCCCGATAGCTGTCAGGAACTCGGCCTCATTGCGGAAGCGTGTGCCGTCATCGTAGACCTTCTCACCAGTGACAAGACTTGCGACGTAGTCACGGTTGACCGCATCAGTCCCTTTGTCAGGAGCACCGACGTTCTCGATGCGCCGGTCCTGGCCATCCCACTGGTCAGTTTCAGTATCACGGATGATTGCGACCTGTTCGATGTACTGCTTGTTGACCGCGTCAGTGTCATTCACAGGGTCAGCTACAGAGCCAATCCGGCGGGATGCACCTTCCCACGTGCCGTCAGCAGCAAGCGCAAGGCTACGCTCAGTGCCTTCTTGTGCGATGTAGACGCTCTGCAGTTGCAGCAGGTCAAGCTCTTCTTCGCTCAGCGGAGTGTTGTCTTGGAAGTCAACCACAGGATCCCGAGAGGTCGTACGCTGGATACGGATCGCAGCGCCATCTGCAGGAGGCGGACTTAGGGTTACAGTGTTGCCACTTTCGAATGCAAAAGCGACGGCAACAGTGTCCACAAAAACGTCCACGTGGTCCTGATAGATGTACGGAAACGGGAACGTGTAGGAGGTAGTGGACCCATCGCCAGTGTAGTCGATGTAGGTATCAGGCATGAAAAAACCGCCAGCGATTAAGCTGACGGCCCCTATTTAGAGTTTGAGTTGTTGTGGCGCTTTATTCGCCGAGGTCAGTGATCGGTGTGATCCCTGTGGTCAGAGACCTCTGTTGCTGCAGAGCCTCTTCCCTACGCTTTGTCACCTGCGCAGCAAGGTCAGGGTAACGCTGTAGCAGCTCCCTTTTGGCCATCTCACGATACCCAGACATAACCCGGCGGGTCATACGGATACGTGCATTCAATGCAGGATCGCTTGGGTCGGTAGCCCTTGTCCGGTCGATGTCGTACATCGGGGACTTGAACAGCTTCTCCAGCTCTTGGTAGAGCGTACGCTTCGTGGAGGGCCTCCGCACTTTCCCGTGCAGCTCCACATAAACAGAATACTGTTCAGGCGTCAGTTCGATCCCATCGATCTTCCTTTGGGGATACCCTGTGACACCTTCGCCAAGTGCCGCCAGCTCGTCGAGGACCAGGTCCTGCTTCCACTCGGAGGCATAGATCGGGTTACCTGAGGCGAATGCTTCACCCAGAGGTGAGAACATCTCAGCGCCCCACCCTTTCGGATAGACAATAGGCTCACCTGTGATCATCGAACGCTTGGCCGGTAGCTGCTCAGAGTAGCCGGGGATCGTGTTCTTGATCGCGTCGAGCATCGTACGGACTTCCCGCAGATGTGGATCTTGCACCTTGCGAGCCTCACGGGACAGCGCAGAGTAAGGCAAGAAGGACGACGTCAGGCTGTTGATGTAGCTACCCATGCTCATCTCAGGATTTGCATAGGCTTCGGCAGCATCAGTGATACCCTTGAGCCACGTCTTCGAGCCGACGTTGTTAGCGAATGCCACAAGACCAGCCTTAGCCAGCTCGTCCATATCTGTGTCCTTCACCTGTCCACCGATCTCAGCGACGTCTGCAGCGATACCAAAGAACATCGCGAACGGATCCAGACGGTTGTACTCGACGTATTCAACGCCACCGTCAGCCTTCACACGCTTGTAGCTGTAAGGTCTCCAGCCAGTCTCCATGAGCTTCTTGCGAGCCTCACGGTCGATAGGGCCACCACCAGTGATGTTCCCTTCCATTGCCGCGTAGATCGCTGTGCCCCACACAAGGTTACCTGTGACCAGCTTACCGCGTGCCGAAGCGATACGGCTCGGGTCACCAGACATCAGGTCATCCGACAGGTTCTGGCTCAGGCGACGGATCAGAGGTGTCCGTTGTGCAGAGGCCACGATGATGTTCGTAGGCGTCCTCACGAATGGGACAATGACCTTGAGCATCGGGTGCTTGTTGGTCATGTTCTGGAGGCCGCGAGCGAATGAACCCTGACGCAATTCGTTTGTGAAGGTTGCCTCACGTGCGAACTGCAGGCTCTTATTGTCGCGAGCTGTACCGTCTTTACCGACACCAGCCTGAAGATTGTCCTCAATCCACTTGGCCATGTCAGCCTTCTTGAGCGTCCCCTCGTTGACCATAGTACGAGCCTGAGTAGACAGACGGGCGTACAGGTCAGAGCGATAGTTGAGCTGCTTGTAGAACTCGTCGCCCATGCTCAAGGCGCGGCTCGGGAGACGGACAATAGTGCCCACAGAGTTGATGAGGCCGCGCCGCACCTTGTCTGGGTGTTGGCTTGTGATCGCCCTGTAGTCCACACCGTTGGCCTCAAGGATCGAAGCCTCAGGGTCGAGGATGTTGCGCCCTTTCCAGCCAGCCATCTTGGCATACTTGAAGCCGTCCCGAATGGAACGCACAAGGCCGACATACTGAGCGAAGCCTTCACGCATCATAGGGCCGTCCATAGTGAGGGCAGCACCAGCGATACGCTCGGCAGGCAGAAGAGACGTCTGGATTGTGTTGGAGATAGCGTTGATGGCGTGTGTCCGAGGACCAGACAAGAGGCCGTTGATCCGTACCTCATTGACCACATCGAAGAACTTGCGTACCCCACCTGTCCGCTTTGCAGCGATGTTCAGGACACCGGCAGTACCATTCCCGGCTTTCATGTTCAGGACGATCTCGTCGGCCAGATCCTTGATCTTCTTGCGACCACCTGCGTGATCCATCTCGTCAGTGAGCTGGGAGATGACATCGAGACGTGACAGCTCTTGGCCGGTAACGACATCAGTTGTCCGAATGCGACCTGCTGCGGTAGTCTGTGCAGCGCCCTTCTGGATGCTCTTGACGTTTGCCACGACCTCCATGAGCGTCCCTTGCATGCGGACCATCTTGGCGTACGCTTCAGCTCCATCGTCGAGACCATTGCTGATCTTGTAGGCAAGCTGTTCGATCTCACGCCCAAGGCTCTGCATGACCATCTTACCGCCCAACAGCGCAGCCTGCTGCTTCTCGGCGTCCTTAGCGGTACGCTTGAGATACGTCAGGATGTCGTCAGGAGTGCTGTCGATGCTGGCCGAGAGGAACGCCATGGCTTCGTCATTCATCTTCGCAAAGGTCTTGGTGTCTTGGATGACATGGTCAGGGATAGCGTCAGCAGCCATGTTCACGTAGTCACGCGAGGTCAGGTCACTGTCCATCTTGTCCCAGTTGAAGAAGTCGTTATCGATCCGCCCATTGGGGTCCCGAATAGAACCACCACGGGTCAATGCCACCTCGCGGTCGATTGCCGCTTGGAACTCTGCAGTGTCGAAGTCAGGACGCTTTTGTCGCGCTTCAGCACGGAGCTTGGCATCCTGCATCACAGGGCTGATATTGGTCTCAACCTCAGCAGCCTCCACAGCTTTGTCTGCAGGTGCATCCTTATTGACGACCTTGATGTCCACCTTGTCGCCGCTCTTCAGGCGCAGGTTAGGATCAGAGATCTCGTCGAACAACTCAAGCTGCACTTCATCAGCAATCTCAGAGAGGACCTCTTGAGCTGCCTCAGGGCCAGCCTCATCAGCCACCTTACGCACCTTCGTCAGGATACGAGCGGTCTTCATGAGAGCGTCTGCAGCGAGGCCCAGGCCCATACCTTCGAGAGCGTTCTTGGCTTTGCCTACAAGGACTGTGTCGTCTTCGTCAGCAGCCAGCGCATTGATCACCGCGTTGTCGAGGCCGAGGGTGTCCTGCAGAAAGTCTGCAAAGCGAGCCTCATGCTCATCAAACGCAGCGAAGTCAGCGATTGCCCCCTGCAGCATGGCCTTACCATATTGACCTGTCTTGGTCGTAGTCTTGAAAGGTACTGCAGCCTTACCCGGCCCGAGCAGCCCCACAAGGAACTGAGAGACACCCGAGGAAATTGAACCCACCAATGTCTCAGGGTCTGATACATCAGTGATGTTGTCGATGTCCTGCAGTGGTTGCCAGCCGAGCTGTGTGCCGTTCTCATTGGCTTCGTTCAGGCCATCACGTGTGACCCACCCTTCACCGATGTAGTAGTTCTTGGCTTCGCCTGTCAGGAGCTTTGTGGCTCCGAACATCAGCTCATCACCAGCCCATCCTACGGTCTCCAGAGTCTCAGTGACACCTTCTTGAACACCGTCAGCGATACCGTGACCAGCGTCGAGGACTGCTTGACCAGCTTGGGCGAGGAAGCCTTGAGGGGCCTCCACGTCCACTTCGATCCCTTCAGCCGCAGGAGCTGCAGGAGCTGCCTCTTGGGGCATCAGCTCAGGGATCATGCGCAAGGCGTTGAGGGCTGCATCGCCCTCGCCGTTGTTCACTTCAATATCTGCCATTGTTTACCTATTGAGATTCCTCGCTGAGCCTGTTCCGGCCATCTTCAAGAAGACGGATGAACTCATCGAGAGAGAGGTTAGTCCCATATGTTTCGTTGTATTGTGTGCGGCCCAGCTCAGCCCGTTCACGGGAGATACCCAGAGACGGGAGGATGTCTGCAGGATTGCTCTCAGGAGCGGCTGCAGCAGGGGCTGGAGTGTCCCCATCGAGGGCTGTGGAAGTCGCCTCAGGTTCAGCCACTTGGTTGTAGCGGTCCAGCTTCAGCAGCTCGGAGGCCTTCTGGCGCATGAACTGTCGCAGCCTTGCCGGGGAAGCATTAGGGTTGTCTTCGAGGTAGACTGTCAGGTCATCCTGCAGCTCATTCTCAAACTCCAAAGCCTTCTCTGCACCACGTGCTCGCTGTGCTGAGGTAACACTGAAGAACCCGTCAGAACCGATGTAGCGCTGTTCGACGATTGCCGCCGACTCCTTGATAGCCCGTTGGACAAGGCTGTCAGTGGCCGCAGGAGGTTTCTCCTTAGCTGTCCGCAGGTCATCCATGAGGGATACCGCAACACTACTGGAGAAGTCCCCGTTGTTCACGCCCCATGCGATGAAGTCCATAAGCTCGCTTGGAGAGGCCTCACCTTCTTCGATCATACGCCGCAGTTGAAGGACAGCTTGGTCATTCGTACGGATCTTGTAGGACCGATCCTGGAGGTTCTGCTGCATGGTCGAGATAGCATTCGCCAGATCAGGGAAGCCAGCATCCCGGATTGTACCGATGAACTCACTGTGGTCAGCTCGCGGGTCATCCATGACACGTGCGTAGCCCTCAATCTTGAGGTCCTGAGCAACGGCGTCACGCTCCCACTTCTCCACCTTACGGTTTCGATCTTCATCTTCCCACAGGTCGTCTTCGATAGCCTCACGCGTCTCATTGACCAAGTCACGGACCCAGCCCACGTTGCCGAGGACACCAAAGCCTGTGTCGATCTCCATGAGCTGGTCGAGGACTTTAGGGTTCTTGGTAGCCACAGCTTGGCTCAGGACACCCTGCACAGCGATCTCGTTGGCACGCTTAGGGTCCATACCGTTGGCGACTGCTGTGTCCACTTCCTTCTGAATGGCCGAGGCCGACGAAGAGAAGCGCTTGTAGTAGGTCGAGAGGTGCGTCCCTAGTTCATCTGCAGGGTTGTACCCACCGTTGGTCTTGACGAACTGCTTCATGCCTCCAATGCCACCCAAGTGGGCAACCGAGCGGAGACCATCGCGGGACCAGCCTTGAGAGATATAGCCGTTCTCGTCAATGACGCGGTCAATGTCTCTGATGTGCCAGTCAGCGATGCGCAGTTGTTCCTCTGCACTGAGCTGCTTGTATTGCTGGACAGTGATCTTCTTGTTGCCTGTCGCTGCAGCCCACTGATCGAGACGAGCCTTACCCATCTGGACCAGGCCCCCGAAGGAGCGCCCATCCTTGTTGGTACGGAAGGCCTTCTTGTTGCCGCTACTCTCGCTGCCTGTAAGACGTCTCAGGAAGTCATTCACAGTGCTGTCACCTGTGCCGCCTCCATTGGTCAACCAGCCCACCGAGGAGTACAGCTCAGCCTCGTAGGCCGCAGCTCGTTGCTCTGCACGGTGCTTCGCGTGATGACCGATCAGCCTATCTTGAGACTGCGCGACGTATGGCAGGTAGGCGTCCCGTGCGATGATAGGGTCGATACCGTTGATGCCGACGTCTTGGGCATACTCTTGAGCCACCTTAGCGACCCACGACTGGACCTGTTCAGGGTCGTCAACGTCTTGGATGCCGTCAGCGTTATCATTCCACACACTGGAGAGATGCTGCTGTAGCCCCCTTCCAAGCCGCTCTGCGCGGGCCTGAACGAGACCTCTGCGGAAGTGAGGGGATACACCAGTGATAGCTGCAGCGTTGTTCGTGCCGTTTGCTGCATCGTCCTTGCGGACCTGCATAATCACCTCAAGCCACTTCTCTTTGTTGGCCAGAAGGTTTGTGTCATTAGGGAGACGGCTTTCAGCTAGGGCACCAGCCGCCTCGTCCTGCCGCGCCCGGTCATCATTCATGCCAGCTAGAACAGCTTGCACCTTCGGGTTCACACTCTGCAGAGAGCGTGCCAATTCTTCCAAAGGAGAGACCTTAGGCGCGGCCACACGTGGTTGGATAAAGCGATCCACAGGAGACGCTGAGGGCGTCAATCCTGCTTCTTCTACGACACGGTCAACCATGGCGTTCCTCTTATGTAAGTGTACGGTTACCTGTCAGAGGATCCCGCACGGAGTATTGATTGAAAGCACCGACCGCAGTGGCACCGAAGTCAGCCAAGGCACCGCCAAGGCTAGGCCCTGAGACAGGTGCGATAGGCACGGAGTTGACGCGGCTCTTAGCCTGCGCCTGGACACCCTCAACTTGACGGTCGATCTGATCGATATCAAAGCCGAGCTGCCGGTATTGAGCATCAGCGTAGTCTTCGAACTGCCGGTCATAGTCATCCATGAGCGCAGCTACAGAGAGACCTGATGCTTCATTCGCAGCGTTGAAGGTCCCCTTGGCCTGCAGGGTCCGCGTCTCAGCGTTACTCACGCGGAGTGCTGTTGCGGCTCGGGTCTGCAGTGTGCGCTGTTGGAGGTCTTCCACGGATTGGACCATGGCAGCATTGGCCGCGTCTGCGGTGTTCTTAAGGTTCGTCTCTTGGGCTTCTACTTGGGCCTCGGCCTGAGCCTTCTGCGCCATGTATTGGATACCGGTGGTCACTGCGGACACACCTAGGGATACCGCGAACATCGCACTGGACGACAGCGCGGCCAGCCCTGCAATAGCACACATATGTTACCTCATTTGAAAAGGGGTTACAGGGATCCTGTGGACACCCGCTTGTTGGATTTCACGTCCAAGCCTGAAACCCATATGCTGGATTAATGAGAGGTGGACGTGGTTGGCAGAAGACACGACATTGGCGAGCCTTCCGTATTTCAAGCGCATACGCTTAAGCCACTTCCGGCCTTCCACTAAGGCTTCCCTTTTGTTGTCTATGATGGCTGGGGTCGATAGCATCCAGACCGATGCAAAGCCTTTGGTGTCTGTAGGAGCAACGCCTGCCATGCAGACGATAGCGCCTCCTTTGCCGACACCTGTGATACAGTCAGGGGAACCGAGGAACCCCAAGGACAACGCCTCCATTGGCGTCATCCCTGTGAGCATTTCTACCTCAGCCCGGTCTTCGTCCCTGATGTTGGACGCCACAAGAGCGACGTCCTCAGATACCGATGGTCGGATCATATTCCTACTTTCGAGCTGTTCCTCGTGAACATTCCCTCCCACTCAGCGGCCATGAAGGTCGAAGGGTAGAAGCTGCTGTTCTTGAGGGTGATAAACACACGGTCAGACCGCGACTTGACAGGGAAGGAGAACTTACCATCAGTCACTTTAGGGTCACCGATGATGTTCTTTGTGACACCCAGAGTAGGTGCACGGAACGTATGGGTGATCGTGTCGTAACCGAGGATGTCGACATCCACGTCAAAGCCGTAGGTGTCCTTGTAGAACACGTGCCACTTCTTGTACTGCAGACGCCCAGCCGCAATTGCAGCCGATCCACCTCCGCCAGAGGAGATCCTCACGACCTGCTCAGAGAAGGTGTACGAGTGTTCATACTCAACGCCCACAAAGAACTGTTCTGTTGACCAGTCCCCGGAGACCTTGATCTGCTCGCCATAAGGGATGGTTGCAGTGCTCACGATGCGTGCCCGTGTGCCATAGCGTCGAGTGCCTGACAGATCCCCACGTCGGGAAACCACACAGACCTTGTCACTGTGGAACCGGTAAGGAACATAGATGGTCGTCAGGTTGTCGTCAGCATCATAGTTAGCGGAGATGCCTTCGCTCTCTGTCAGCCGCCGGTCAAGACGTGTATCCAGAGGTTCGATCCCAGTGTCACTGTTCTCGCCCACCTGCAGTTTCATCAGGTAGACACCGCGTGGGTATTCGACGATGGCGTATGCTTCGTCCTTGATGAAGTCCACACTGTAGATCGAGGCGTTGTCCCCTAGTGCCCACGTAGACCAGCTCGCTTGGATGATCTCAGTATTCCGCCAGTGATACTTGTAGACGTACACCTCGTTGCTGTTGTCTTCTGTGCAGGCGATCAGCATGTTGCCAATCTCCGAGACAGACATCTTGTGGATACCTGCAGGGATATACTTAGGCACATGCTCAGTGACGTTGTTGGCGTCCATGTTCACGTCTGTGTTGTCCAGACTGTAATATTCCATAATACTGGACCACGCGCCCTGCTCCGACGCAAAAAAGATAGTCTTACCACTGGACACTGGAGCTGCCCCGATAGCACTCTCGAAAGCTGTCACCTCTTTGATAGCAGGAGGGACAGACGCGAGGAGTGTATCTACCCTGATCTCGAATTGCTTCTGATCAGAGAACAGCAGGATCCGCCCGTTGTAAGGGATCGCATGGCGGAGAACCGACACAGTCTTGGAGGACGAGGACACATCGATAGGTCCATCATCGAGGACTGTTGTGACTGTCTGTGCGAAGAACGAGAAGAACGCACCAGCGCGGGACATGATGACGTTGTCGTCTGCGAGGATACACAGGCGTCTCCGGTCGAAGTACATGTCGTTGATCTTCTTGCCGACAAAGGACGGCCACGGGGAAGAACTCTCGTCACCCACTAGGCGTTCACCCCAATCAGCCTGACGGAACTCAAAGGAGCCGTCTGGTTGGCGGACTAGGACGTGAGGCATTGTGGAAGCGTCGAGGCGGGTCTGGATACCCGGAGCCACAGTCTCTTTCCAGTAGCCCTCATTGAGGCCTTCTTCACCGTTGTTCGTGATGAACTTCAGGAAGTACGTGTTCTGACCAGTGCTCTCCAGCTCGCCTACAATCTCGACCACAGTCCCGTTCTTGCCGATCACAGGTAGGTCCGTGAAGTTAGGCATCTGGGGACGGATGGTGATGAAGCTGGTGGACCCTTCACTGTCGTAAGTGTCGATGTCGAACTCGCCGCCATCGTTGCGCTCGATGTGGATCACTGGGCCGTGCTGCTCGACCGTGAACGCATTCTGGTCAAGGGCGACCATGTTGATCAGGTCATCGCTTTCCTCATAGAGAGCTGGTCTGTCGAACGTTCCGCCTTGCCCATCAGTATCCTCCACAGTCTCAGGCCGTAGAGGATCCTCAAGGTTCTTCTGAAGGAACTCTACAGGAATGAAATACCAGACCGCAGGGTTCTTAAAGAGGTCGATAGGGTCGTCGATCAGGTACGAATAGAGGTTCCCGTTGATACGGTCATAGCTCAGATCGTAGTTGTTGTTTGCGGCAGCATTGGTCGTCAGTGACGTATACTCCGCCCGGTACTCTCCATCGATCTTGATGGTGTACTGCGTGGCGTAGCTGAGGGTCTTCAGGAAGGTCTGGCCAAAGAAGTTCTGTGCAGGGGACAGGTAGTCATCCTTCTCGACCGTCACAGTGTTGTTAGAGATGAACGTGTAGTCAGCCACGGTCAAAGCTGAAAGCTCTTTACGCGGCGACGTGCAGTTCAGATAATCGGTTCCGTCAGGGAAAGTGACAGTCTTCTCGTCACCCTCAGTGTCCCACACACGGATTGTCCCATTGCCCAGAGACACGATGTAGCGCTCTTCGGTATCCCTGTTGATCACGTGCGTCTTGTTATCCCCGAAAGGATCCTCAGACAGCTCAGTGATGTGACGGAAAGGAGGGCGCTTGGTGTTACCGTCGAGAATTGAGGACAGGCCATTGACCTGTACCTCAGCCTGTGATCGCAGCCGGGACGTCACTGCCTGTTGGCTTACGCCATTCAGAAGGTTGGGCAATTGCCCAGATACGAGAGACATGGTTACCTCTTCACGGTTACGTTGTAGTCGAGGAAGTCAGGGGTATCGCGGACCATGTTCAGGCCCTGCTGTTCCACATGACGAGACACGAGAGTTGTGCGTGCCATTGCTTCATCGCGGATGGAGAACTTCTGCATCTGCTCCGACCCCACCTTGTCCTGTTGGAAGGTGCGAGCAGCGCGGATGGCGATGTATGCGCGTGCCGATTGAGGCAGCTCATCGAAGTTCAGAGAAACGATTATGGTGACCTTCAGGTCGTCATCGAAGACGTACGTGTGGTTCTTTCGGTCATACAAGCGGTTGCCCCGTTGGACCGGATCGATACCATAAGTAGTCTTCACCCAATCCAATTCGAGTACATTGGTGGGGACATAGATGTGGCCGTTGACATCTCTTGTCAGCGGATATTCGTATTCGGTGTTGAATTCCCAGCCTTCAGTCAGGACGTCAACAAGGGTCTTGTCGAGGCGGCGTAGAGCATCAATAGCATCAGGGCCTGCGACGTTCGTCAGGTTAGAGACCGGGGTCTCACCGATGACCTCTAGCATGAGGTTCACGGCTTCGAGGCGAGTTGTGGGGGTGTGTGACATATCTGCTCAAGCTGAAAAAAAAGGCCGACACTCGTTAGAGCATCGACCTAAGGTTGAAGTTAGTAGGGTTGGTTAGGCAACAGCGCCGGTGGCCAACTCAATGGCGCATTCGGGACGCAGGATGCCGTGGCCCATGGCGTACTTCGCAACCATCAGCGTACCTTGGTACATGATCGCGTAGTCAGCACCGGACTTCTGGACAGCGAGGTCCATCAGCTTGACAGTACCGATAGCCGAGCGCTGCATAACGATGCCCGCAGTGGTGCGGAAGTCGCCGCTGTAGACGTTCTGCTCACCAGTCACAGCCGCGACCTGAGTGGTCGGGACGTTGTTGGACTTCATGAGCTGGACACCAGCGATCTCGGGGATGCTCGCCTTGGAGTAGGAACCCGAGCCACCCCAGTCTTTGTTGAGGTTGTCGGTGAACCGGGCCAGCAGGTAATACTGAGCGGGCAGGAAGATACCATAGCGCTCGCCTTCCCAGATGTCCTTCTCGTCGAAGGTCTGAGCAGCGTCAAAGATCATGCCGGAGAGAATCTCACCGTCAGTCTTTGCGGACGCGTTGGTAATGCGCGAACCGCCCGGCAGATCGTCGATCTTGTTGGACTCACGCGCAGCCAGCGTGGCCAGGCGGGCCAGCTTCTTGTCGCTTTCGCGGGCCAGAGCCGCACCAAGCTGCTTGGAGTATTCCGAGCGGACTTCGTAGTGGTTCTTGGCTTCTTCGAGGTCGTCGATGTGAACGTCCGCGATCAGGCGGTCGTCAATCTTGATGACGGTCTCGTTGTGTTTGATCTTGTTCGAACCACCAATGCGTTCACCCGCCGTGTAGTAGCGAGCTGCGGCCTTGCCGGTGTATGCGAACGAAGCAGATTTGCCGTGGTCAATGGTACGAACCATGTGCAGCGGCATGAAGACATTCATCTCGTCGAAGGCAGTCAGCACTTCGCCGGTGAACTTGGTCATGAAGAGGGCATTGGCCTCGTCATAGTCAGCCGGGGTTGCAGCGTTTACAACGCCCAGTTGGGAAAGAGTTGCGGACATCTCTTATTCTCTCTTTGTGTAAGTTTCAGGGGATTGCTCCCGTGACTTCACACTCGCCAACATCAGGGTTGTCCTTCGCAAAGGGCCAAGCGTGCTTGTGTATCGTCTTAGGGTTGCCAGCTCGCTTAGAAGCGATGGTGACTGCCTTGAAACTTTAGAGAGTTAGTGTGGCTCCGAGGGGAGGGATCGAACCTCCTTCTTCCGGTTAACAGCCGGGTGCTCTACCATTGAGCTACCTTGGAACAGTAGTTGAGAACCGACCCGTGCAGAGTTGCAGAGGGGACGGTCATGTCGTCAGAGGTCTGCCTCAGTAATTTCGACCCCTGCAATGAAGTCTGTATTAATGAGGATACGGTGGCCGCTCTTACGGTCCACCATCATACCTAGAAAGCCTCCTGTAAATTCAAAAGCATCCACGATCTTTGTGAACTGGCTTCCTTCATTCTCAGTGATGGTTAGTTTGTACTTAGCCATCTTCAGTCCCTCACATGCTCGATTGCCTTGCCGGGTTCTGCAGTACGCCAATCGGGCCACTTGCGCTTCTCGTTGACGCCTTGCTTGTGTAGAATATAAGACTCTACAATGTGAGGGATCTCTCCCCAAGGGACGCCTTGGTAATGAAGCTCCCGCCACATACCGTCGAGGCCGAGGATGACGATGTCAGCCCATTCGCGAGCTTTGTCACCATCATCAGGGTCCTCTTTGATCTCCTTGATCTCTTTGGAAAGGTGGTCACACAGCCCGAGGGTGCGTGCGCCGGGGCCAAAGGTTACAACGCTGAAGCCAGCCATGCGGGAGATTAGGTTCTTCAAGTCCATTTTTGGTACTCTTATCTGGATGGTGGAACTTAATTACGAGCTACGCCTTTGGTCTTCTCAAAGGTGCGGAGAGCACCTAGACCAAGCATACCCATGAGGATCGGGCTGAGGGTTCCCCAGTCCAGATCAGGTATACCTTCGATAGGTACATGCTCGCCTGTGAATGCACTGTAGTACAACGCCCCTGCCCTCACGATTGGGAAGATCAGGAAGCTCAACGCAAGAGCGGCCACACAGATCCAACCAATGGCTGGACGCCAGCCTGACACGAACAGGCTAGGGTTGCGGGCTTCTTGAGCGTTGACCTCCATCTGCCCCATGTCGCTCTGGTAAGCCATCTTGATGAAGTTGGCTTTGACTTGTTCGCGCTCTTCGGGCGTTGTGTACAGCTCGTCGATCAGGGGAGTTACCCCCTGAAGGAGCTTGCTGATGTCAGCTACAGTGCTCACCGGGTGATCCCCAAGTTGGGCGATGCAGCCAGCTTCCGGTCCACAGCGTTGCGGAACGCTTGAGACGTCTTGTACTGAGGGTTCTTCATGTCCTCCAAGAACTCAGCCTGATCAGCGTAGCCTGTGGTGGCGGCTTTGTTACCCCCGAGGAGGTCGCCTTCAGTGCCCATGGCTTTCTGGTAGGCAGCAACAGCTTCGCCGACAGCAGCTTTGACCTTGGTCACATCACCGGTGTTGAGCACGGCGTTGTAGGCATCGACACCTTCTTTGGTGTACGTCTCCGCGATGAACTTCTGGACCTTAGAGAAGCCTTCGTCCCCACCAGCCAGACCTTTGATCTCTGCGATCTGGGCCTCAGTGACAGCAACAGTTTCACCTGCAGACTTCTGGAGGCCACTGATGTAGGCGTCCACCATTTCCTTGGGGTAGCCAGCTTTGGCCAGCTTCTCGTAGTCACCTTCAGAGATCTCGCCGTCAGCCTCGTAGCTTTCCGCTAGGGCTTTGGGGTCGATCTCGGCATTGGTGAGGACGGCGTCGAGCTGTTCGCTGTAAACGAATTCAGATCCTTCATCAGATCCTCCTTCAGGCTCACCATCAGGCTCACCAGGCCCACTGCCATCACCATCATCACCAGCGCCAGGATCAGCATCATCAGCACCATCACCCAATCCGTTACCATCGTCGCCAGTGTTGGTTCCAAGTTTCTTCTCCAGTGCTACATACGCCGCCTGCATGTCTTCGACGGTCTTGAACTTACCGAGGATGAGGTCATCACCCCCGGCGGTGTCATCGCCCGAGCGGTCCACGTTGGGATCAACGGAAGCTGATGTACCATCGGAGGAGAGCACAACGGCAGCATCAGTCGGGGATGTATTGGTTTCTTGAGTTGTCTCGTCAGTCATATTCAGAAGCTCTCAAAAGTTGTGCCATCAGGGCGTTCGACCTTCGACTTCGGGCGGACACCTTTGGAGGGTTCACCGATGGACGTAGGTGTTGTACTGTCTTCGATCTTGGTGACAGGGGTGTCAGCGGCGTCAGTTTCAGGCTGCGCCTGTTGCGAGGCTTTGGGTTTGCGAGGGGCCATCTGTTGATTGTCCTTGGAGTTGGTTAGCGATTACTGGACCCATATGCTTCAGCACTTCAGGGGCCAGTTGTTCTGTCATGTTGGAGTTCTGAGCTTGCTCTTGGGAAGCCGCTCGTTCCTCTGCGGTGATCATCAGCCCTTGGAGGTCGATGCCGAGAGACACGGCGATGCGAGAGATAAGCTCGTCGGCTTGGATGAACTGTGTCACCATCTCAGGACCGAAGACTGCCTTAATCGCCTCAATGAAGCGCATCAGTTTCTCAAGGTCATGTCCACGTCCGAGGGCAGCGAAGCCTGCGACGATCACAGGTTGCACCCATTCAGGCAGCGTAGGGATAGCCCCTTGCTTTTTCAGCAGGTGCATCCGGCGCTTCACATAAGGGAGCTGGAAGTCTTTCGAGAGGATCGAGTAGATACCCCCGAGGCTGTCATCAAGCTCTTGAGCGATAAAGCGGATCTCTTCGGCTGTCACACGCTCAGCGTCACGGGTGACCTCAGCGTTGATCATGAAGGCATACGCAAGCCGCCGCTCAAGTTTCGTCAGCATAGCCTCAGCGATACGGAAGTCGCTCTGCTTGTCCATACGCAGGACAGTCACGTCATCCGCGTTGCCTGCCAGCACTGAGTTGTTGGGGGCCTTCGACACTGCACGGGCCTGTGTAGTACCGTTGGGGTTCACAAGCCAGATCACCTTGGAGGCAGCAATAGCAGCGTCACAGACAGCAGTGGTCAGGACCTCAAGGCTCTGCAGGTCACCCAGGTACATCTCGACATAGGAGCGACCATAGTCCTCTCCATCGACACGAAGGAAACGCAGGGCCAGCCAAGGGTTAGCCTCAGGTGGCACGTCGCCGCTTGTGCCAGGGACCTTGTGACCATTGATCTCTTGGTGCCACTTCACGCGGTCCTTGCCGATGATGATGTGGGTGTAGACCTCGATCTCTTTCTCAGCACCTTCACGGTTCTGGGAGGGACCTTGGGTGACAAGGGGGCGCTGCTCATCGGTGAGCGCTGCAGGGGACATCATCTCAAGGAGGACGATCTCTTGTGCTTCACCTTCAGGCGAACGAATGACCACATACTTGTTCAGGTCGAACATGCGGCTACCGTTCTCGCCGACGAACATCAAACAGTTCCCGGTGATGATCAGATGCTTCAAGACTTCGAAAGCAACGGTCACGTCTCCGCTGTCCTCAATGGACTTCAGGACGCCCCGTTCGATTACACCGAGGCCCTTCTCGATCTCAGCTTTGGCATCCTCATAGCCCTCGTTCTGGAGGTCGAGCATGGAGATGTTGAGCTTGAAGAACGGAGTGTTCATCGGCAGGAGGGACAGGACCATCTTGGAGGCGAGGTTGTTGACGCCCCTTGAGCCTACGCTCTGGGAAGGGTCCTTGATTGTGTTGCCGTGCACAGGGTTAGACTGGAACAGCATAGGCAGGGTTAGGTCTGCACACTTTGCACCTCGGTCAACGAAATGCTGACGGTAGCTGACCAGTGTGTGGTAGCGTGACTTCGCAGTTTCCATTGGCGAAGGTGTATCCATCTGCTTATGTCCCCGGCACGTTCAGCCCAGCACCCTCATCAGGGATGGCAAGGGTCACACGCAGGCGGTCAAGGCCATCTGCTGCGGATGTGTTTGAAGTTGTGTTGGTCGCATCAGGAGTCACACGCTGGACACGCGTAGCTGTCTCAGAAGGAGCAGGAGGAGCCTCTGCAACCTTCACGCGCTTTGCCCCTGATTTGAACTTAGGTGCGCACATTCATGTTTTCCTCTTGGAAGCGGACCACAGCTCTCAGGTGCCGAATAACATCAGCACGGCCTAGAGCGCGGTGTGGGTTGATCTTGTCAGGGTCAGCGCAAATATCGGGCCACATTTTGGCAAGATGCTCGACCAACTCTGGACTTACATAAGGTGTGTTAGGTGTCATTTTTTCAGTAATCCTAGGATGGTGGAACTTAATTGGCTGGAGTGGAGAGGGCCGAAGCCCTACTCACATGTCTTCTTGCCTGTCTGGGGATCCCATGTGCAGGACTGAGGTGTGTCCTCTTCAGGTTTTTGAACAGCGTTCATAATCCCAAAGCGTTTGCCTGCAGCTCGGAATGTCGTGCAGCCTTTAGCACCCTGTTTCCATGCAGACATGTAGACGTCCTTGAACTCTTCGAACGTCACGTGGTCCCCGATGTTGCAGGTCTTGGACACTGCGCTGTCGGTCCACCGTTGGGCAGTCACAAGCATGCGGACGTGTTCCTCAGGAGACAGCTCATTGGCTGTGCGCCCTTCGATACCCCATTCGCGATACGCGTAGTCGGTGACCTTCTCGACCTTGGTCTTGCCGAAGCCAGTGTTGACCGTGCGCTCATACTCCAGCATGAACGGAGGCTCGATGCTTGAGCTGATGTTGTCAGCGGCCAGCGAGATAGAACCACAAGGGGCCATGCTCACGAGGTGGCTGTTGCGGATACCCCAGATACGGATCGCGTCACGGGTCCACGGATCGAGCGCCTTGACGAAGTTACTGTTCAGGTACGCCTCATGCTCATACAGAGGGAAGGCACCCTTCTCACGCGCCAGTTCAACGGACGCCATGTAGCATTCGTTAGTGAACACCTCCAAGATCTTCGAGAAGTATTCAGCACACGCAGGCGTACCATAAGGATACCCAAGTGCTTCCAGTGCATTAGCTACGCCCGTGGCCCCTAGGCCCATCCGACGCTTGTCCTTCGCTTCCTTCTCTTGCTCAGGCAGCGGGTAAGGCGTGCGATCAATAACATTGTCTACAGCACGGACAACGTCGTGGATGTCATTCTCGAACTGCACGAGGTCGAACCAAGCATTGCTCTTGTTATGCTCTGTTCCATGCCAACGGACATACTTGACCCAATTGAAGCTACCCAGAAGGCATGCACCATAGGGCGGCAACGGCTGTTCACCGCAGGGGTTCGTGGCTTCGATGGTCTCGCAGTAGTAGAGGTTGTTGTCCTCGTTGATGCGGTCCATGAACAGGACGCCAGGCTCGGCCCAGTCCCATGTGGCCTGCATAATCTTTTCCCAAAGCTCACGAGCCTTAACGGTCTTGTACCACTTACCGCCCCACTTGAGGTCGAACTCATGGTCCTTGAGGACTGCTTCCATGAACTTGTCAGTCACACCCACAGAGATGTTGAAGTTCAGCAGGACGCCCTGCACGGTCTTCGCCTCAATGAACTCTTCGATGTCAGGGTGAGTGACCGGCATCACGGCCATCTGAGCACCACGGCGATCACCAGCGCTGGACACAGTTCCGCACACAGCGTCGAAGGGGTGCATAAAGGAGACAGCACCAGAGGCTGACGAGCGCAGGCTTTCAATCATAGAGCCACGCGGGCGGATCGTACCGAAGTTATACCCGATACCTCCTCCGAGCTTCATGGTCAGAGCAGCCTCTTTGACCTTGTCCATGATACCGCCCATGTCGTCGGGGTTC